GCGATGGAGCGGATCGGGCTCGTCCGGGACGGGCACATCGACTACACGTCGTTCTTCAACCCCGCTACCGACCGGGCGCACGACCGCCTGTCGCTGCTGCCCACCAGCGACGTCATCGTCAGCTACTTTCGCGGCACGGCCCTGGGTGGCCAGTCGGCGTGCCTGGTCTCGAAGCAGATCAACTACGACGGGACTCGCGGCGACGACGGGGCGTTCACGTTCACTGTGCAGTCGCAGGCCAACGGCTACGGCCTCGAGTGGGGCACGTCGATGACGGCGGGCAAGCGCACCGACACCACGGCCACGAACGGCTCGTCGGTGGACTTCGGTACCGGGTCCACGGCCTTCGGCTTGCAGGCCTACCTGCACGTGTTCGCGTTCACCGGCACGTCGGTGACGGTCAAGTTGCAGGAGTCCTCCAATGACGGGGCAGGTGACGCGTTCGTTGATGTGACCGGCGGCGGCTTCACTGCGGCCACCGGCATCACGTCGCAGCGCATTGAGACCGCTCGCGGCCAGACCTTCGAGCGCTACCTGCGGGTTGTCACGACCGGCACCTTCTCCAACGCGGTCTTCGCCGTGTCCGTCAACCGCAATGACACGGGGGTTTTCTTCTGATGCGCGACTTGAACCGCGGGGAGCGGCACCTGTTGCCAGTCACCTCCTACCAATCCTTCGAGATCAAAGCCCCGCTGGGGACGCACTTCCGCCCCGGAACGTGCGCCGAAGCGAACTGCCCCAACTACCTGCACGGGTGGCGGGTCCGTGTCGAGGGCCTGCCACTGGAGATGGTCCACGCCGCCCGCACCTCAGGGCGCCGCTACCGCGAGGAGCAGATCGCGGACGGTGAGACGTGGCTCATGTTCGAGGCCGGTCAGCCGTGCTTCCGCGCCTCCCAGCACCGGGTCCGTGTCGAACGCCCGGAGCTGTACATCGCTCGGGCCGGCGATGCGCGGGGCAATCCGACCGGGCAGGTCACCCGGCATACCCGCCCGGAGCACTGGGTGGAGCAGTTCGCCGACAACCAGGACAAGCTCGCTGCTGTACAGCAGCGGAGCTAAAAGCTCAACGGGCATCGATCTCCTGAAGAAGGCGATCGATTATCTAGAGAGGAAGTGAGTCCATTGGCAAAAGAGAGCGGCTTGGCTTGGAGCGCGCTGTCGATCGACGACAGTTCGGGCTCCCTGCAGGACATCCGCAACGACATCACCAACTTCACCTTCGCCACGCCGCGCGCGGTGCAGGACATCACCGGCATCGACAAGAGTGCGATGGAGCGCCTGCTGCTCCTCGCCGACATGAGCGTGACCCTGAACGGCGTGTTCAACGACGCGGCCAACAAGTCGCACGCCGTGTTCAAAACCGTGCCGTCCACGAGCGTTGGACGCCAGATCACCCTCACCGTGTCGGGCCAGACGCTGGGCACCACGCCGCAGGTGGAGCTGATGTTCACGGACTACGCCCTGACCCGCTCGGACTCCGGCGAGCTCACCTGGTCCGCACCCGGCGTCCTGTCAAATGGCGAAATTCCAACCTGGAGCTAGGGCAAACCAGGCACATCTACTGAAGGGGGCGTCCTCATGGGCTACCGGCACAAGATGAAGCGCATCAACCTCAACTTCGAGGCAGGCCACGACCTCCACGGCCTCGAGGTGTCCCTGCGCGGCCTGAGCCTCGGCAACTTCCTCGAGCTCCAGGGCATGGGCGAAGTCGACCGCAGCAGCCTCGCCGGACAGCTACGCCGGTTCGCCGAGTCCCTCACCGTCTGGAACCTCGAGGACGAAGACACAGGCGAGCCCATCCCCGCCACCCGGGAAGCCGTCTTCGAGCAGGACCAGGACCTCATGCTCCAACTGGCCACCGCCTGGCTGGACGCACTCGCCGGTGTGCCCGCCCCTTTGGACGAGACCTCGCCAGATGGAAAGCCGTCGCTGGTGGAGTCGATTCCCATGGAAAGCCTGCCGCAAAGCCTCGTGAGCTAGCCCACGCCGAACTCATCCTCGGGCTACTCCAACGGTTCCCGGGCTACACGCTCACCACCCTGCTAGACGAGGACGCCTCCCTGTGGCGGCTCCTGCGCATCGAAAAGCTTGGCGCCCGACACGACGACGGAGGTGATGTTGATGGCTGACGATGTGAGCATCACCGTGCGGGTCCGGGACGCCACCCGCGCGGGCATCGCCGCCGTGAATGCTTCCCTCACCCGGCTGACGCGGTCCGCGAACGACATGGACAAAAGCTTTGGCAGCATGAAGGGCGCGGCAATCAGTCTCGCGCCGGCGCTGATTCCCGTGGCTGCTGCCGCGGCTCCCATCGCGGCCGGGCTGGGGGCCGCGTCTGTCGCGGTGGCTGCGTTCGGTGCGGCTGTCGCACCCCAGGCGCTCGCCATGGGCGAGGCGGCGGAAGCAGAGAAGAAGTACACGGACGCAGTCGACGAACACGGCAAAGCATCGAAGGAAGCAGCGCAGGCAGAGAAGGCGTACCTGTCGTCGGTGCAGAAGCTGCCCCCGGCGACCCGTCAGGCAGCGGCTGGCCTGTCCGTCCTTAAGGACCAGTACAAGGACTGGTCGAACAGCCTGGCCGACGACACCATGCCCGTGGCCACCAAGTCGTTCGCGGTGTTCGGGGCGTTGTTCCCGAAGTTGACGCCGATGGTGAAGGGCGCGGCGGGGCAGCTGGACCGGTTCATGAACATTGTGGCGGGCGGGATCCAGTCGGAGGGCTTCGACCAGTTCATGGTCAAGTTTTCCGACTTTGCTGAGAAGTCGCTGATGAAGGCCAATAACGGGCTGGTCAAGTTCACGCAGGCTTTGGATGCGGGGAAGGTCGGCGGTGGGGTTTCCGAGTTCATGGCCTATGCGAAGGAGAACGGGCCGCTCGTCGGCGAGACCCTCAAGAACATCGGCGAGGCCCTGACGAAACTGCTGATCGCAGGGTCTGATGTGGGTGTCGGCCTGCTGAGCGTAGTCAACGCGTTCGCGTCCCTCGTCGCGTCCCTGCCGACCGGTCTGGTCACGACGCTCCTGCAGGTGGCGATCGCATTTAAGGCCGTCAAGATGGCCGCTGCCGGATTCTCAGTAGTGAGCGCCGGAATCCTGGCGGTGACGACACAGATCACGGCGATGCGCACAGCAGCAGGCGGGGCGACGGGCCGCATGGCTGCACTGGGTGCGGCGATCGGCGCCATGTCGGCGAAAGCGAAACTCGCAGTCGCAGGGACAGGGATCGGGCTGCTGCTGGTCGTCCTGGCGGAACTGTCACAGAGGAGCCGGTCAACACCGCCGGACGTGGACCGGCTGACCACATCGCTCGGGAACCTGGCACGCACTGGGAAAGTGTCGGGCGAGGCCGCGAAAGTGTTCGGGAAGGACCTCGACGGTCTCACCGAGTCACTGAACCTGCTGATCTCCCCGAACAACGGGCAGAAGATCGACCGGTGGATATCCGACACCTTCTCCTGGGACACGGACCCGCTGAAGAAAGCCAAGGGCGACGTCGACGCCGTCGACAAAGCGCTGGCGAACCTGGTGTCCAGCGGCAAGGGCGACATGGCCGCGGTCGTGTTCGCCCGAATGAAGACGGAGATGGAAGCTGCCGGACAGTCCACCAAAGGCCTGGAAGGCAAGCTCGACGACTACAAGTCTGCCTTGGCTGATGCCGCGTTCGAGCAGCAGCTCGCCGCGGCGAGCATGGGCCTGTTCGGGCAGCAGGCGCAGGTAGTGCAGGGGAAGCTGGCGGTACAGAAGCAGAGCGCCGATGGACTGAGGCTGAGCATCCACGCCTTGAACGAGGTGTACCTGATGGCGCGCGGCGGGGTGCGCGGCATGGAAGCCGCCATCGACGCGGCCACGGAGTCGTTCACGAAGAACGGCAAGACCCTCGACGACAACACGGAGAAGGGCCGCGCCAACAGCCAGGCCCTGGACTCCCTGGCTGGTGCGACGATGAAAGCCGTGGAGGCCGTGCTGGAAAGCGGCGGATCGTGGGAGACCGCCAGCGGCATCTACGCACGCGGCCGCGGGGAACTCATCAAGTCTGCTCGGCAGATGGGCCTCAACGAGGAGGCCGCGGCGAACCTGGCCGACCAGATCCTCCAGACGCCG